TTTGTATCTGTTGTTCTGTCATTTCTGTAATCTAATATAAATCCTATTGCCACTATTAAATTCATTCCTATTGATGACAATATTTCAACCACATCATGAAAGTTGTGAAATGATAAATGTATGTGACCTACCACCCAAAAAGGTATAGCTAAATTTTGGCTTATCCAAATTACTAAAAATTTTATAAACTGTCCCATAAGTCATTTTCTGTTAAATATTCTGGATTCATCATTGGAATCCACATATCATGTGGCTCTCCAAATATCCAAATCGTTTGACAATATTCTCCTAAAGTTTCCTCTGTCATATTTAATTTAAAGTTAATAAATCTCTTTTAAAGTGCCTCAAGGTGTAGTCCTTTTTCTTTATAACTGCCTTGTATATGTCAGATTCAATTCCTCCACGAGAAAATATCCAATACACATCACTCTCTAATCTTTCTTTAGTTGTCATACGATCCCTGGACTGCCAGTAACTGGTAGCTGAAAAATCTATATTGTAATAAACAAGAGCATCAGCTTTACGTAAACTAATTCCCTCTCTACCACTGACAATTTGTAAAGCTATAGTTTTATTAGTTTCATTAAACGTACTTAAATCAGTACATAACTGATCTCCATAAATTTCTTTCAGTGCATTAAGCTCTTCCTTAAACTTATAAAATATTCCAATTTTTGCATCAGCAAAGTTGTCGTGTATAAACTGCGCTTTACTTAAATCCAGAATCATAGAATTACCAGACTCAAACTTTACAGTTCCAGAATACATCTGATGAAGCTTCATCATTAACTTCACTGGTGTGTCTGCTAATATAACATCAGCAGCACCTTCAACAACTAAATGTTTTTTTAACTTATTAGTTAACTGATATGTTATTGGACTCATTTCAACTTCTAATATATGCTCCCTGGTTTTTATTTTAAACCCAGCTTCTTTTTGAGTGTAAGCGATTGTGTGAGGTTTCATTTCATCAATAATTATTTGTAAACCATCGGAGTAATCGTTTATGATAAAAGAATTGATTTTTCTTTGCTTAACATTCACGTAGTGTTTAGAAAACTTATAAAAGTTTACATAATCACTGAAGGGGTGTTTGCGAACTACTGATACCTGGTGATACATTTGACTAAATGATTCAGGTGTTGGTGTCCCTGATAGAAATATTACAAAAGGATCATTTTCTAAAATCAAAGAACGCACTTGCGTGGATCGTTTGTTTCTTTTTGGAAAAGCACCCATACCATGGGCCTCATCACATACTACCATATCCCAACTTTTTTGGTCTATTTTGTGTAGTGATTCGTAGTTAATAACAGTAATACTGTAAGAAGGGTTAAGCAGTTTATAATCATCTTCAATACTGGTTATGGCTTTCTTTTTAGTTATAAATAAAAGGTTTGAGACTGGCAAAAGCTCACTTACACCCAAGCTCGTGAGAGTCTTACCAGTCCTTACCTCCATCGCAAGGTAAACAAATTTATGTTTAAGCAATAGAGGTTTAGCTTTATTAATTATTTCTGTTTGATAGTTCCTAAACTCCATGTTAAAAATCTATTGAACCATTTTTTTCTAACTCATGTTTACTTCTAAATCTTATCCATCTTCCAACAGAGTCTCTGTCTTCCTCTGGTCTACAATTATATTTATAAACTGAGTATGCAGACAACCACTTATAAAATTTAGTTCTTGACACTGTAAATTTAGACTTTGGGGCAAAGTCAGGATTATCTTCAACAAAATCTAAATACAAATCACTTTTATAAAGCCTACCACCTTGTCTTAACTTTTCGTGTTGCATACCTCCACCAATTTCTCCACTCCATTCTAAAAATTCATGGCAAGTTTCGGCAGATAGTTGTCTGGTTTTTAAGTTTACAAACTTAGATTTAATTAATCCATGATTCATGTATGTCTGTACGCATTCAATCATATAGTTATCAAACTGACACCATTCATCATCACCCCATTCTCCAAACATTAATTTACCAAATTCCATAAGCGGAGTAAAGTCTTTGGTATAGTGTTGCGCTAACTCTAATTCCCATTTTCTTCTTTCAAAAGAAGATCCTTTTCCTTTAATTGCGTAATTAGTGGTTATGGTTACTTTTGGAGACTTACTAAATGGAATTTTAATAGCATCCTTATTTTTCTTTTCCAAGGTAAGACCTTCAGTAACTACACTAAACAATCTTTCAAAATCAAAGTGTTTTTTAACATCATCAAAACAAAGTATTTGAGTATCAACACTTACAGTTTGATAAGCAAAACTTTTTTCAAAATTAAAAGATTTACCATCTATAAATACTAACTTTTTCATATGGCTTAACGCATTCATAAAAATACCCTTACCTGTTCCTCCCTCTGGATTATCTGATATTACCTCATCATTTAATATAACGGCTGGGCAATAGGATAAGTTTTTCCAGGCGTGTAATAGGTATCCAATAGTAGATTTCATTGAGTTTACTCTTTGTTCGTCTTTACCGCATATGTTTGATACAAACTGTTGGTAATCACAACTGTTTCCATCGCACTCATTAAACATTCTATCAATTACGTGGTCTTTCCATACGTATCCACCAAGGTCTAAGTAGTCTATTCTTTTTACTTGATCGTTAGTTACTTTAACCGCGCAATTCTTGTAGTATAAGTATGCGCTATCTTTTGTATCCTCTATAAAATAAACCGCAATAGAGGATAATAAAGTCAAAAACTCTTCTCTAAAGTACCGCGTATGCTCTGCAAAATAATTATAAACACTTAAATCGTCCACCTCTAAAAGATAGTTCAGAATAAAATCTTTGATTTCTTTTTCAGAGGTGTGATCTATTAAGTTGTTTGTAACTTTTACGAAAACATAATTTTTACTACCCTCTGGATTGAATTTATAGAATCCGTTTTCCTCCAGGAACTGTTTAAAAAGTATATGAACTATTTTAATTACTCCTTTATCGTTTTTTGTCCAAAACTGATTGTTTGCATTTTCTTCATCTAAGCGAGCCAATACATTGTCAATTGTTGCGACCTCAATGTCTGACTCCTGGAGTTGAGATCTAATTTCTTTTTTTGGTACACCACGTTTTAATTTAATCCGTAGGTTGTTAACCTTATCCTCATCCTCATAATACTTTGTACCAAAGTTGTGTTTCTGTGCGTAGGCACTATCTATGGTTCTTTTAATTTCTGATTTTGTAAAACTTTTAGTTTCGTAGTTCATTAAATTAGACTCAGCTAACGATTGGTAAACACCAAAGTCATTAAAGGCCGCAGCTAAAACATATGCGTTATTGTTTCTCTCTCCCTCATTCATTGGGTATTTTTTAGTCCACCACTTTATAAGAATATCAACTATTTTATTCTCATCAGTAACGGGTATAGTAGGAATATCTACGTGTTTATTTACCTCTGTGTATTCTTGCTCTTCAATTCTATCCCATAAACTTGATTGAGCATTGATATGAATTAATGGATCATAAGACTCATAGCAGACTCGTGAGATGTTTTTAGATGTCTTATCAAAGTATTCGCTATCTAAATATTTTTGAAGGCTTAGAAAGTAGCTTTTATGGTTCTCTGGAATTGGAGGTATTTTTACTAAGGCTTTTAGTCCATTTCCACTTGGGGAAATAAAAACTGTATAGATGTATTTATTTTTAGATAGCTTTTCTTTTTCCTGGAGCAAATCCCTATCGTTTTTATATCCATCAAAATCTAAACATATTAAACCACTATGCTCTTTTATAGCCTTATCACTTCTCTTTGTGAATGTGCCGCTAAAACAAATTGCTGGTAGTTTTTGTTTCAATATATTTCTATTGCTCTTATCTTTTTCGGCACGTATTTTTTTGACAATATCTTTTGAAGCGCCATCTTGGATACGATTTAAAACTAAATTAATATTTCTATAGAAGGGTTGAGAGGTTTGTTTTATGTCTTTGAATATGGTAATGTCCATTATATGTTGATTTAATGTTGATTTAATTTTACTTAACTATCTCTTTATTAGTTATTTATATATTATTATGTCAATAATGTCAATAATATATAGTAAAAGTATATATAAGTAATATATTTTTTTTAATAATTTCTATAAGTCTCTAAATATAGTCTTATTTCTGTCATTCGTCATTTGTAAAGGTAAAAAAAAGGGAGCGTTAACTCCCTTGTAGTATTTGTGTTTTTTTAAAAGGGAAGATCAGGATCTTCAGTTGCCTGGGGTTTTGCAATTGGCGTCTCTGCCTTTTGCTCTGGCTTAAACGTATCAATAGCTACATAGTGAGTCTTACCATATTGATCAACCTCTCTTTTTTTCTGAACTATAAGTTTAACATACTTCTTGTTGTTGTACTCAAAAATCCAATCTTTTGGAAGATCTGATAAACACACAGATACTGCGACCTGGTCTCCATCAAATTTTTCTTTTCCACTTCCTACGTAAATTTTGTCTTTTACTTCACTCATTTTTTTATTATTTTAATTGTTTGCTCCATTTGGTTTAATGCAGAATACATAATATCATGTTTATGCTCTACACTGTTACAGGACATTGGAACTTCTATCCACATAATAGTTTTTTTTGGTGTTAACTTAAGCTGATTATAAAGTCTGCCTATGTATGTATGAATTAATATCTTCAGTTGCTTCATTACTAAAATATTTATGATAAACTTCAACTGCTTGTTCTACTTTTTCTTGACCACCTTGTATAAATGTTGGAGAACATTCAAAAATACCTAATCTTGCAGTGCGTTTATCTATTACTAAAAAAATTAGAGGCTTACCAAATAATCTTTGGTATATATATGCTTGGCTATCGTAGTTATAAGTTTTAGCTGAGTACATAAATTTATCAATGTCAGAACTTGTTTTAATATCAACTATTAAATTACTTTTATGGTTTAAAATATCTGCTTTACCTTTCCAATCTAAATTCATTATTTTCTGAATCTCTGGAATCTCAAACTCATTACCATCTTCATAAATTAAATCAAACATCTCCATGTTAGAGGTCATTTTGGTACATAAAAAATCCAGGTGTTCCCTTTCTTTTGTTAGTAACAACATATCTTCTTTTGAATCTAATAATGCATCTTTATATTTAGCAGTTGATCTTGTTGATGCATCAACCTCCTGGAAGTCTTTTACTTTATGTGGTTCTAATATTTTAGTATGAAAATATCTTCCCTCAAGCATTGGTTTTGTAAACTCATTATTTACACGAAATTGTGTTGGGTTCTTTAGTAGCTTACCTATATCAGAGTTTGATAAATATTGCTTACCAAAATCTCCGTAGTATTTATCATCATCCTCCAGGTTCTTAAGTATGTCTGCTTTAGTCATCTTTTATTTAATTAAATTACCTCAATAGAGGGGCGTCTTTCCGACCTGTCAGTCTTATTGTAATTTAGCGAGTCATTTATGTTACTCAGTTGTTAGTACACCTCTCACTTTTGACACAAGCATTACAACGGCCAACATTAGCGACAACTAAGGCAATAAAACTGTGTACCAACAATAATTTTTTATTAGTTATCTTTCATAGATTTAGCTAATTCTTTTTTAACTGTAGCCTTGATACTGTATTTAGCTTTTAATCTCTGAGTAATTTCTTCCAAGCCTAACGCTTTATTTTTAGAAACATAAGTTAGCACCTTCGACCAATTCATGTCTCCAATATCAAGAGTAATTAATGTTTGGGTTTTTTCTTTTGTAGTTGTTACTGTCTTTTTTGTTTCCTCAAACTCTGGAATGATTAAAGTATCTTCATTAGCATATAAGTTTAAGCCAATCCCATGCATTGCAATAGCTTTTGCCGTAGATCTTTGTATTGCAGTATTTACGTCCATTGACGTTATTTTATCAACAGTCAATGACTTATGTCTAAAATCTTTTATTGGAAGGTAATCAATATGCTCTATGTCTTTTACTATAATACCAACCTTAACATACCCAGTCATTCCATCTGAAAACCAATTTAACCCTGTTTCTGGAGCTTCATACACAATTCTTTGTGCGTTTTCGTCTTCTTGCTTTAGATAGTTCCAGGCAATAACCCAGGATAAGTAACTAAAGTTACCCTTCTTTTTAACGTGTTTAGTTACATCTTTTGCAACCAAATCTTTAAAGTAATTGTTTTCTGTTTTGCTCATTTTATTTAATTTAAAATTGATTTTAATTTAAGTTGTAGTTCTGCGTGCTTACACAAAACGAATTCTCTTTTGTTTTTTAAGTTCTGAATGTGTTTGTCGTTTTTACGTGTGTTCACTTCAGTTTTTATTTTATTTTCTATAAGCCTTAACTTATGAATACAATTATGTATTGCTAATTTTACACAACCAATGTCCCATCCGTATTCAGTAAAAAAAGAATATTCTTCATTATTACATTCTTTATAATATGAACCTCCTTTTGAACAATTTAGTATTTCAATACGAGTTGGAAACTTTTGAATTTTAACACCCATTTTTATAACATTATAACTAAATGGAGGTGCATTGTTTATTTTAACAACCCTGGTCGTTTCAACGGCTTGACTTAATATTTCTATTAAGCTATACATTGGTTGATTTTAATATATCGTTTATTAAATTTGTAACATCTGTATCAGTTTTCATAGACTCTTTGGCTTTATTATATCCATGAATAATAGTGGAGTGAGTAACTTTAAAGTTATAAGTCTCTAAAAACCTTTGAATATAAGATATTCTAATTGGTCTTTCCATACATAAATAGTACAACATCTGTCTTGCATCAACCAGGTCTTGTCTCCTGGAGGAAGTAAACATTTCATCTAAAGTTAAATGAAACCTTTTAGCTACCGCAGTAGCGTAATCATCAAATATTTCTTTTTTCATTTTACTTTTTTAGTTTGTTCAATTCAAATTGCAAATGATCTATCGCTTTTTGAATATCCTCGTTAGGTAGATCGTGTTTCTTATATGCTCTTAATATATAAGTACAAGCAGTCCCTAAGTTATATGTTAAATTAAAATTATTTACTACTTCGATAGCAGTATAATTATTTTCCCCATCGTAATAAGATGGGGTGTCAATTTTTATTTCATCTGTACTTGTTGTTGTCCAATGATGTCTGTTTATTGCCATAGTATCCAATTTATAAATTTATATATTTGAATCCCAATTAAGCAAGAAAGAACAATCATTACTGACCAAACTGCGAGTTTTAAATTTCTATCATCTCTATTCATAGCTATATACCTAAAGGATATTCGTCATCTTCAATAACTTGAACCTCGTTGTTTGCCTCCTGGTTTTCTTCATCGTCTATTTTGTGCTTAGGATCGAATGAAAAAAATAATTCCTTTAAAATGTTGTGCATGATTTGATTATATTTAAATTAAACTTAGTTCACAAATATAGTATAAAATAGTCATAAAAACTATCTTTACTCGTAATAATTTACAGATAAAGATATTGCTACATAGTCATAGTATGATCCTATTTCTGAATGTATTACCTGGTCTTCTCCTATTGCTACGGCAAAAACCTTTTGATCTTGCTCCTCTAAATCATTTAAAAAATCAGTAATCAACTTTACATCAGTATAGTAGTGTTCCCATTTTAACTCAAAATTACTTTCATAGATCAACATTCCTTCAGAGTTTTCTAATTGTAAAGAAAACAAGTCTTCAAAAACATTTCGTTTGTCTCCGTTTTTTAGTTTAAATAAATTTTCCT